TCTGCAGCAGCGTTATCGTGTGCGGTGTACTTGCCACTGGCAGTAATCAAGCCCAGCACGGCACCGGCATTGAGGTTTTGCCCGCTGATCAGCGTCACCTTGTCGCGGGCAATGCTCTCGCCCTCAGACAAGATCACCTCAAACGGGTTAGTAGATTCAGTGGTGCTAGAAATCAGTAAAGAGCCCATGGTGTGTTCCTTAAAAGTGGGTTCGGTTTATCGCGCAGCGGCTGCTGGCGCTTGGGGTTGCCTTGCGGCGTAAATGGCGGCAATGTCCAGAGTTGGCGCCGCCGGTTGGCCAGGTGCGCCCGCACTGTTTGGTTTAAACCCGCTGCCCTGCTGACCATCGCCTGGTGGCTTCACCAAGTGCGGCTTGGTTTTGGCGAGCCAGGCCACGCCATCAGACAAAGGTATATCCTTGCCATCGGGCGTGTTAAACAGAAACTGATCCCCTTCGGCCTTGAGGCGGCTGCCAATCAGAACGCGGGCATCATCCACATCAATGAAGGCGTGTGCAGATACCGCTTTCTCAATGGCCAGCGCACGCTGGTCGGCCGTGTACTTGGTTTGGAACTCAGTCAGGCTTTGCATGGCTTCGGCCTTTTCGCGCTCGGCACGCTTGAGCTTGACCTCAAACTGCTTGAGCGCGTCGCCCTGACCTTTTGCGTCAGGCAACGCTTCGAGTTCATCCAGTGTGGCAATTCCAAGTTTGTCGAAGGCAGCATCACGCTCGGCCTTCAACGTCTTGCGCCCGCTGATCGATTCTTTGGCTGCATCTTTTGCCTTGGCCTCTGCCGTCTCGGCGCGGGTGGTCAGAGCAGCCACAAACTCATCAAACTGCGTCTGCAGCTTGGCGATCAGCTCATCATCAACGGTTTTGCCTTTAAGGGTGTCAAATTTCATGGTGTTTTGGGTTGGGGTTGAACTGCCACCATCTCGGTGTCAATTGGGCACATTCATCTCGAATGCATTGCCTTGGTGGCGATATTGGCCGGGGTTTGTGCCATTACCCCCGATCAAATGGCACAGTTTTGGCCGATTCTTGGCCGCATGACTGAAAACACACCATTCCCGCTCAAAAATAGATTCCAATTCCTCTGCGAGGCACTCAACGGCATTGGTGGCTTCATGCCGAATGTGCAATACAGCACGAGCTTCAAGACCACTTTGCGCAAACCGATCAGCGTGCTCGGAGACTGCCACCTGGTGCCCTACCCACGCGAAAGCGAAGACAAATATGCCAGCCGCGCCGCCTGCGCCGTCTATGAAAACCACCTTCTCACCAGTTGCGAGCGCTTTTCCGCCTACCTTGGACGCAAATCACCGGCACGCACTGGGACAGATAACCCGCTGGTATCTCGGATGGTTGAGGATGCTGATGACAGCGGCACCGCGCTGGATGTTTTCTGGCACCACTTCGCCATCAACACCAAAGCCCGAGGGTGCATGCTGCTACTGCTGGACATGCCAACAGAGCTTCCGGCCACCAGCATGGCTGATGTCATATCTGGCAGCGTGCGTGCTGTACCCTACCTAAGCGCCATAGAACCTGAAACCGTGGCCGACTACACGCTTGACGCAAAAGGTCGCTTTACTGAGCTCAAGGTCAACGCGTTGGAGAAGATCAATGGCGAACTGGTGCCCGTGCTGCGTGTCTGGACGGCTACCGGCTGGTCGGTGCTGCGCGGCCAGCAGGTATTGCGCCAAGGCTCACATCCATTCGGTGCGTGCCCAGTTCTGGCGTTCACTGAGTCTGGTGTTCCGTTCCCGCAAGTCGGTAAATATGCGCAAATTGCCGACCTGTCAAAACGCATGTACAACGCACGCTCAGAGCTTGATGAGATTTTGCGCGGCCAGACCTTCAGTCTGCTAACCCTGCAAGTCCCTCAAGATTCGGCCGCAATGTTTAAACCTGATGAAACTGCAGCCACCATCGGCATCCACAGCCTGCTGGTGCACCAGGGCGACACCCCAGCGTTCATCGCCCCAGACAGCGGGCCAGCACAAACCTACATGGCACAAATCGAAGCGATGCGCCTGGCGATCAGCAGAATCAGCATGGAAAGCGGCACCGAGCAAGCACAGGGCAACACCACCCAAATCGAATCCGGACTATCCAGGCGACTTCGCTTTGAGGCACTCAATGCAGACCTGTCCACCTTCGCTCGTGGACTGCAAGACCTTGAGGCTCGGATGTGGGCGCTTTTTCACAGGGCACTTGGTCTGACCAACCGTGTCGAGGTAACTTTCCCGAGCGACTTCAACCTGACCAACAGCACTGCCGAGCTTGACATGCTGCTGCTAATGCAACAAACCGGATTCCCAGAAGCCGCACTGGCTGAAAAGCGCCGCACCATCGTTCAGGCTGAGTTTGACCGGGCAGAGCCTGCCACCATGCAACTGCTGCTCGCCAGCATTGACGATCAAATACAGGCATCAAAGCAGCCTCCAGCCACAGTTCCACCTGCACCACCAGCTATCTAAAGCGTAGTATGCACATCGATGTAAGCCTATCAGGAGCCGAGCGCGTGCGCGGCATGTTGCAGCGCATAGGGACAGCCATGGCCAAAGACGCGCTGGCGGCTGCCGTGGTCGAGGTTGAGGACTACATTGCGAATCAGGCCGGCAAACACACCAAGTCCGGTGCACTGGTGCAAAGCATCTTCAAAACCAAAATGCCAGATGGATCGTGGGTTATTGAGCACGACCTCAAACGAGCCAAACATGCACTGTTTGTTCACTGGGGCACCAAAGCGCACCTGATCAAGCCTAAAAACAAAAAGACGTTGCGCTGGGTAGGCGGTGGTGTTTTCCACTTCGCCAAAGTTGTTCACCACCCGGGTAACAAGCCTGATAAGTGGATGGAGCGTGCCGCATCCATCGCCCCAATAACATTCGAGCGCTTTGTCAGCGCCAAACTGCGAGAACTTCAAGCATCATGAGTTACGAATACACCGACGCATACCTGGCCAATCTGGTGACTGACGAACGCGCAGCACGCGCCAAGTCCGATGTTGCAGCCATGGGCACTTTCCCAACCGATTGGACAGACCGCCTAAACATCCAACGCGCCTATATCATCACCTGTCTGGAGTCTCAAAAATCGGCGGACGATGTTTTCAGCGCCAAGCTCTCAGCCTATCGCAAAGAGTTTGAACAGACCCTGGCCAGCGCACGCATTGCCCAGCAGGCGATTGACTCCGCCACCAGCAATGTTCCCTACAGCTTGTTTTCAATCAGCTTGGAGCGCAGCTAAACATGACCACCACAAGCCCCATGGCCGCGCTTTCCACACTCAAGACGGCGCTATCCAGAGTGTCAGGCGTAGTCACCTGCAAGATTGGCCTGGAAGCCAACATGACCCCCGATGATTACCCCATGGTGCGTATCGTGCCAAGCCTGGCCCGGCACAGTAATGTGATTGGCCTGCGCGAGACCGAAGTGCTGATCTACTTTGGCAAACCGATCCATGAATTCGAGTCAGGCCTTGAGGATGTGTATCAGGAACTGTTCGCAATGGAGGCCGCGCTCATTGATGCGGCTGAGTCGTCAGGGGTATATTGCGAGTACCGCGAGACAGTTGCGGACGAGGATCGCGTGGACGGCTACAAACTGATGGCGTTGCGGATGGCGGTGCAGGGCTAGGCGGCCAGAAGATGGCCTTCAGCTTCTTTGTGGAATGCCTGAATAACTCCTCTTGCCTCAGCAATAGGCCCTCTGATTCCAATATCTTCGGCGTACTTTTTGGATTCAAGTTCCCGCAAGTAATCCTCCCACTGGGCAAGCGTACCGGTGCGATAGCTCGGCATTAACGGTAGAGGTGAGCACATGTTAGCGGTTTCCAATCAAATTCAGTATTGCAGAATACATCAGATCTGTCATTGTTTCAAGCTCCGACTTGTAAGCCTGTCCGTTTCTCAATACATTGCTGAATAGCTTGATTACGCCAGCCATTCTCAGAGCCTCAAGCCGTGATGCTGCAATAACCCACAAATAATCGTCTTCATTCATGGTTGCAAATTCAGGATGCCTGGATGCCAATCGCGCCACTTCAGAGGCGGTCTCAATTGATCTAATGACATTCCCGCGTTGCAATGGCTCAATTTTATAAAATGACCCGTCGTGCCCATGAACAACCGCAGACAAAATACCTTCGCTTTCCCCTAAAAATGTCAAATCATGAGCGCTTGGCGGGAGACTATTTGGATGATTGTGGTGGAATACCAAACGACGCCACGAGTCTGACAGCATCGGCTTTATAGCTGCAGGCGTTGATACGCCATTCGGAAGATTATCAGTGTGCGTTGCAATAACCTTGTTTGATGCATCATCATAGGCATACAGATATTCGTTACCGGTTCTGCGACCGTTTCCAAGCACATAGGCGCGCGCATCTCCGTCATTCTTGTTCAATTTAGCTTCAGAACGTAAATCAATATCAATTTTCATCGGCGCAACTTTACCGCCTTCCGCCATGAATGATGCCACCGACAAATCCAACTGTCCAAGCCGACTGACGTGATAAGCCTTCACAACTGACTCATTGAGCACATCGTCCACTGTTGCCCCTCGCAGCACGCGCTCAAAGTTCGCGCGGCTGCCAAGCACCCGCGCCGCCTGCTCTGGCGGCAGCGACTTCAGATACTTCTGCACTGCGCCCTGCTGCTGGGCCAAATCAGCGCTGGCGTGCTTGTCGGGACGGGATACCAGTCTGCACCAGCAGTGCGGGTGAAATGGCGGCTTGGGTGCTTTCGCCTTCGGATACAACCCCTTACCCAACCCGAACAAATCTGCGCCGCTGTGATAGTCGCACACATCAAACAACGGGTGCATGGCGTTCATCTTGACCTGCACCACCGACAACTCAGGGTCAGCCATAAATTCCCGCCCAACCTTGTCCTGATGCGCCCGGGCTAGCTCCGTCTGTGCGATGCGGTTTGCCGCGTAGCGGTTCTTTTCTCGCTGCGCCACCCATAACGCCCGACTCAGTGCCTTTTCTCCACCATCGTTGGCCCATGCATCAAACGCCTGCATGTATGCGGCCTTCATTGCTTCTGTCTTGAGCCTGCTGGCCGCTTTTTGCCCGTATTCATACACCCGCTGCAGCTCGGAGCGCGTCAGGCGGTCGTCTGTTAACGCCTTTAGCGCTTTTGGCAGCTCTGCACGGGTTGCGCCTTCAAGTGGGCGCAATATGCCATCCTTTGGGTTGTAGCCATCGTACAGATGGCGTGCCAGGTCACGGGCACTTTGCATCCCCTGCGCATGGGTGCGAATCACCGCGCTTACAGTATTGGCCATCTCCGCATTCATTTGGTGCAAGCGCTGAGACAGCACCACGTCACCCACCGGAAGCGCTAGGATGTGCCCAGGCGTCACCTCACGCTGCAACACAGCGGTAAATGCAGCCGCCGTTGCCCCGGCAAAGTCCCCGTTAAACGATGCCTGAACCGCCAGCGTGGCCAGCCGGGCATCCTCGCCAGCTTTGACCCGGCGCATCAGATCCTCATATGCAGTCTGCGCAGCCCGTTCAATCCGCGCTGCCACTTTCGCGCTGATGGCTTCAATTTCACCCATGTGTCACCATTTTTGCGGTTTCGCTGATGATGCGTTCGGCACGGCGAATGTTCAGCGCCCAATGAATACGTCGGTATGCCACGCGGCGGCTTACGCCATATCTCTGCATGAGAACAATCTGAACATCGTTGCGCTGCCAGCCCTCGCTAATCAAGCGCGCGGCATACTGAGCTTGTTCTGCAGCATCAATCGTCCGCACGGCGGCTGTGTG